GAAGCGGGTCAAACCCCTCACGACAACGAGGACTACGCCGACCGACTCAACAACATCGGCACCTCTCCTCGATACAACAGCTCCTACGCAATGCCCGGAGGTGGAGCATCCACCGACGAAACAAAGTATTCCCTTGTTCGAATCAGAGAACTCTGGCTGACTGGCCACAGAAACACAGTAACTCGGTATGTCGTGACTTCCGGGGACTATGTAATTGTGGACGAGGACTACTCAGATGTTGAGGTTTACTGCCCCATCGGAGTTGCTAGGTTTATCGAGACAGGTTCTTTCTACGGCGCTGGTCTCTTTGATCTGTTGTTCTCGATCAGCCGCGAGATGGAGAAGCTGCTCAAGGCTCTCTTCAATAACATCCGCGATATCGACCAGTACGGGATTCTTGTACTGCCCCAAGGACAGTTCAACGAGCGTGCTGCACTTCGGGACGTCGGGCGAGGGCTCCGTGTTCTCCCCTACGAACCAGACGCTATTGACCCTGGCTTCCGCCCGTTCAACATCGCGCCTGTAAACTCGGGGGACCTCCCAGGCAAGACTGCTCAGTACGCCAAACAGCTGATGGATCAGATCAACCCGTTCCGCGACCTTGTCGCCAACAAGGGTCGAGTCGACAGTGCTGCGGGGCTTGGCTTCCTTGACGAGAAGAACCGTCAACTGATGATGACCCCCATGAGGTCTATCGAGAAGGCATTCTCCCAAAGCCACCGAGCAATGTTGACGCAAGCGTCTAGAGCACTTGCACTTAGCCGAAGAGCTATCCCCGTCAACAACCTTACCCTTGACCTTGCAGGCGCAGTCATTGACGGCGAGTCTGGCTTTGTGTCGTTTGCAGACAACCCCTTGCCGACTATTGCCAATCTCGGAATCACAATCAAAGAGACCAACCCCCGGTCTGAGGTGGCTAGGAAGCAGGAAGCACTGCAGCTCTATGCCGCTCCTGGATTCCAAGACCCGATACGCCTAATGCTGCTTTCTTTGCAAGAAGGGTTGGACTTCGCCATCTATATGGAGGAAGAACGAGCGGCGTACGAGATGGTGGTCAAAAACTGCCTGATGCTCTACGGAAGTGGAGAGTCTCCGGGGGAGATCATTTTGACCCCTCACACAGCATTACCAAACTTGCAGCTTCGGGTTCTAACATCTTTCATGGCCGGACCCCAGATGGCCATGGCAGACCCGTCAGTTCAAGACGAGTTTATGAAGTACAAACAGTTCCTCCAGCAGGGACTCGGAAACATTCTACCGGAAGGCGTGCCGTTGCCTGAAGAAGCGGCCATGAAACGTATGCAACAACAAGGGCGTCCATCGCCCCAACAACAACAGCCCCAAATGGCAGGAGCTAGACAACGATGAGTGAAGAAGCAACTCAAACTGAAACCCCTACAGAAGCAGCAGCGCCTGTAGAAACTCCACAACAGGAACAACCTCAAGCAGAGCAATCCGCACCTGAGGTGAACTTAGACCAAAAGGTCACGATTGACGGAGAAACTTACACCGCAGCCCAGATGGCTCAAACCATTCGGGACAACCAAAACCTTCGTGAGTACCAAGAAGCAGCATCAAACTTGATGCGGCAACAAGGAGACATGACCACGGAGCGGGAGGCAGACCTTCGATACGTGATGACGTATGAGGGCTACACCCCAGAACAAATCGAAGAGTACATTGGAAACATGACAGGTCAAAACATGCCTCAGGAACAACCCGGCCAACCAGAACAGGCCCCGAAGGAAGACCCTCGGGTAGACCACCTCAACCAAAGACTCGAACAGGTTGAGGAGCGAGAGAAGCAACTTAGGCTTGAAGCTCTTCAAACCAAACTGACAAACGCAGTCTCGTCCGTAACGTCTCAAGATTCCCTCTCCTCTATTAGCAATGCTTTCAAGCGTGTTCATGGAGACGAAGGACACTCTGAGCGTATGGCTGTGATTAGTGAAGATGTCCAACGTGAAACCCTCAGCCAGCTCCGCAAGGTGCGATCCGCAGGGGGAGAGATCAACGACAGCACTATCAAGACTGCTTCAGAAACTGCGGCGAAGTCCGTCGCAGATAGATACCGGACGGTAATCGGAGACCCCGACAAACTTGGTCGGGCCCCGGAAACAGCTTCTGGACAAACCGCGTTTTATCAAAAGAAGCCCGTCGAACTGCCAAAGTTCGAGCCAGGAAAGGACTCAACCGGCACTGTCTATGACAAGGCTAGGAAGTTCGCTGAAGAATCCTTGCTCGATATTGCGGCTGATGTTTCGACAGGCGGTAATTCCAAGCTGTAAAAAAAGGAGATAGGCGAAAATGCCTGCTTTGATTTCATCCGGTCAACTCTTTAATACGCACGTTGAGCGTATCGAAGATGTGATCAACAAAAACGTCGACATCATGCTCCCAGGGGTGGACCCCATCTGGGAGAACATGGTTACTAGCTCAACGGGCGTCGGTCCAGTGGACGCTCTTGGTCGTGAATACAAGATCCTTAAGGTCTTTATGGGCGGCCTCACCGGTATCTTCGAACAAGGTCGTAGCCGTAATGACTTCGCTCTGTTCGGTGATTCCACCAACGAGAACTTTGGCGAGCGCTTGTTCCAGCAACAAGTCACCCAAAGCTTCCCTGATGCTCTTGACGGCATGAACCAGAAGCCTTATCGCTTCGGTCTGCCTATGCGCACCATGGTGGCCAACATTGCATTCACCCTTGGTGAACTGCAAGCTGAAGCTTCTCCTGCATTCATCGGTCAGATCGTTGCTCCGAAGCTTGAAGGCTTCTCTCGCAACATTGCCCAAACCCTGTGTAACTCTTGGTACACCTCGCAGAATGATGGTTACGTAATCTCCACGGTTACTAGCCATACTGATAGCGGCTCAGGTCCCTACTTCGCTGAGTTCGAACCAGGCAACAAGGCTATTGACCGCTTTATGGTGGGTATGCAAGTTGATATCTACAACCCCTCAGGTGGCGCTGCTACCGGCGGTACTCGTCGCAACGAGTCCGGCGGCGTGCGTCAAACTGTGGTTGTTGACTTTGTTGACGAGATCACCAACACGGTGCGCCTTGTCTCCAACGACTTCAACTTCAACAGCACCCTTGCCGATAACGACGTTATCGTTCATGCTAATAGTCACTACACCGATTCCGGCGCTAAGTTTACCAACATTGCCGGTATCAACTCGTTCCTTAAGGGTGGCGATAGCTCTGCTTCCTCCACCATGTTCAACACCATTCTCGGTACCGTCGGAGGCTCCTCATCTGCAGCAGCCGCTGGTGAATCCATCTTTGGTGAAGAAATCAATGTGAACGAGAAGCCTGAGCACAAGTCGCTCTTCCGCAACTTGAACAGCTCACTCCTTACTGAGCACACACTCCGTCAAATCCTCCGCCGCTTCCACGCTGCGAAGGCCAAGCACGGTCAAACCATCGACACGCTTGTTGCGTCTGATGGTGTGTGGTTGGGTTACGAGTCCACCAAGATTGGCCGCGAGATCCTCGACCGTACTGGTCGTCTCTCCTCGCTCGCCACTCAAGGTTCTGAAGGCGGTAGCGCTGGTGGTGCAAACGACCAGTTCAACTCCGGCTTCAACTTCTCGATGGACGGTAAGTCTTACACCGGCTATACCTCCTGCTACGTGGAAGAAGGAACCATGTACGGACTCAAAATGGGCGGCGGCAACTACAAGAAGTATGTGCCACCAAGTGTCGCAGGGACCTCGTCCTTCGACCAAGCCCCAGCCTTTGCTCCGTTCGAGTTCGTGGCGGGTGCTCTGACCGGTACTGGTACCAACCAGTTGCCGATCTACACCAACGCAGGCGGCAAGAACTTCGTCACCGAAGCTTCTCAAATGCCTGGTTACCTGCGCATGCAGGTTTGTCCTGATCAGTTTGCCGGACTTAAGGTGGTCGGCATTACTGAAGACCGTATCTACGGTCAAGATCAGACCGTCTAATAAGGTCTCCTGCCTTTCGGACCCCCCTGCCTTTCGCGGGTGGGGGGGTCTTTTGCTAGAGTAGCGACATGTTAAATAACGACGGACTAGAAATGGATGAACGCCACTTCGTCTTGCCAGACGGAGAGTGGATTAGATGGGCTCGACGGGCAGTCAAGATCCCAGAGCTGTTTGTGTATTACCATCGTGAGCACGGCAGTTTTGTTTTTGCTGCATGGCGAAACCAGAACCAGCGCAGGTGCGTAGAGCTCCACGTACAAGACGTCCCCTTTGACCGCAAACCCTTAGACCTAAACTTCCTAGAGCTTCTGTGTATGCCTATCGACGAGAAGATGGCACGCATGAAACGCCAAGCTAACGAGGCGCGCATGGAACGGCAAGCGGGAGCCAACGAGTCATCGGACGAAAAGTCTGACATGCTCAAGTGGACAAAGCAAAAGGGCTTGGATGAAAGCCATCGAAACTTGGCGACTGCTCCGTTCGTAGGGGCGCGGCAAGGCGGAGATACGTTAGAGAGCACCAGAGAAGCGCTGAAGGACATGACGTCCGGAAAGATCTACAGCCATGCATAGTTCCGGATCCTTCTTGTACACCGTTATCGAACGTGTTCGTGGCTACTTGGATGAGCCCTCCTCCAAGTACAGCAATGACTTTATGGTTCGCAACATCATCATGCCGGAGATGGTGAACGTCCTGTCTCGTTTGTCGTTGAACTTCGACAACCCCATTGTGATTCGACATGCAATTACCATTGCGTCAGGTACCGAGTACTACCAGCTTCCGCCCAACGTAGGCGAGGTCTTCCGTCTTGTTCAGATGAACAGCGACAACGTTATCATCGCAGACTACAAGCCAGAAGGTCAGTTCCACCCATCAGGGCCTAACTGGTCACTTGAAGGCAACCTTCTTTCTGTGCGTCCGAAGCCAGACAAGGCCCTCAGCCTGCACCTCTTCTACATCCCTAACGGTGACTTTCTCCCCCACTACGCGACTGATGGTGCAATGGCGTCGGACGG